CGACCATCAAAGTCATTTTGCATGATTTGTGGTGCAACATTCCCTACAAAATACGGATAAGGCACTGGATTTTCCGAAAAAATCTCTGCTAACATACGAAATTCTTGTTTTTGTGCGTAGTGTAAACGCTTGTGTATGCTAGAAATAATCTTAGAACCTTGTTCTATTAACGCAACTGTAGTTCCAACTGGTGCTTGTGAGTTAACATCTGTTATTTTTGCGTCTGCAACTTGTGCAAAACGTCTACCAGAATCAACAACCACACCTAAAAGCTGTGCGAGTGTCGCAGATGGCTCTTTGTACGGAAGGGGAATAATAGAGTTTTTCAAATCGCCACCTGGGACATCTATATCTCTAAACTCACCTGGGTTCAAAGGCTCGTCATCATTTCGGATTCTAACGCCTCTTGCCTTAAATCCAGCTGGTAAGTTTGATAATGTACCCGCATCTATTAACTGTCTTAAAATAGATGTGGCTGCACGAGATAATCCACCTATTGTATGTAATAAACCAAAGCCGTAAAAGCCAAAGCCTGGTAAAAACTTGAAATGAACAAAGTATTGTCTCTTTCTTTTTAACGGATCTTGTTCTCTAAAGTTTCTAACCACTGATAAAACTTGATTTGAATTTTGATCGATGGTGACAATATAAGGGAGCATAATACCCGAAGGCTGCCCTTGACTATCCATATCTTCAAAACCCTCCAAGTCCAAGTCAACATGGACTTCAAGTAAGGTGTAACTGTCGTCTGAGTAATTAGGATGTAATCCTTGAAGGTCATCAGTAGTTTCTTGGATAGCTCCTTCGTCCTCTCCAGAATCTGTTTTAGATAATTCAACATCTTTATATACTCCCGCAACTTGTAGT